TCAGGATACACATCAGGATACATTCCTTCAAGTTCCTGAATCAAGCGGTCTAGATCAACGTTGCCCCCAACCACACGAGTCAGGGGCAAGGTCTCTTCTTCTAGAAATGGACTAGCCATATTGTGGAAGGTCGGTGTTCGCGGCCTCAAAGAACGCGGGCATTCTGGATCGTTGTGTGTCCTTCAGGCCAGGTGCCTTGCCCCGCTCATAAAGCGAGTCGGACTGGTTCAGCCAGAAGTCTTTGTCCAGGTATTTGTTTTCAGATGAACCAAGGGCATCCATCACCCATCCCACAGTCGCTCGGCGTAAGCGATTGAGGCTTGGTGTGGACTTGAGGCCCAGCTCAGAGCAGACCATTGAGTGGACAGCGACGTGGGTCTGTTCGTCCCTTGAGATGTCGGCTGCCGTGGTTCTGATTCCGATGTCTCCGTTAAACCGGAAGAACGGGAGGATGACAAAGAAGACACTGCGTTCGAGGATGGCGGCTTTAAGAAGTGGATGTTCGGGGGCATCCAACCATGCTTTAAGGATGTGCTTGGCTTCGGCTTCGGCTTTGCCATTGATGCCATGGGCAGCAACAACATAGTTCAAAGCCTGATCGTGACGCTCTTCATCTTGTTGATTGGAGAGCAATGCCTCCCGCACACCAGCGGTTTTTGGGAGTTCTTTTTCCAATCCTTGCTGAAGAAACTCACGCACAGGCAGTTCTAGGTGGCGAAGACCAAGCGCACGATAAATGGATTCTTCAGAGCCGTCAACAAGCTTTCCCTGTTGTACAGCTACCGGAGTCCACTTACGCTTGCGGCTAATTACTTGATCATAGGGCGAAAGGGTCGAGTTCATTCTCCGCAAGGAATACAGGGTTCGTTTTCTGGTTTTACTTTGGGACAGCCGCAATCAGGATCTACTTCATCCTCTTCAAACCCAAACAAGTGCTTGAAGTCATCATCAAGCGCAGCAAGGGCATCATCCTTTGCCTGGGTGTCAGGCATCACTTGAAGAGAATAGTAGAGAGAGGTTTGAGGTGAATTGAACCATTCAGTCAAGAAAGCCCTGTCGTAGGTAACGACATCGCTCCAACTGTTGAATGAATAGCCATGGAACAACAGTGTGCTTTGGAACAGACGAACGATGCCGTCTGCGACTGCTTTATAATCATCCCAACCTACATCAGAAGCTATTTCGATGTTCGGCGGGTAGTCATAAGATTGGACTCCAAATGTCCCACTATCACGGTCGACATGACGAGAGATAGGAGGGGCCAACTCGGGGGCAGTAGTATACCCGTTGAGATCAATGTTGTTATAAGAACAGGAAGCCGTAGGCGCAATAGCAAAGGCTCGGTCCATGTTGGCGGCACGAGCAATTTGTGCTGCGATTTCGATGGCTTTAGAAAGCTCAGATACAAGCAAATAGGCCGGAGTATGCTCCGGTTGATGAGTCTGGAATTTGGTAAGGGCGTCTCCAAACTCTTTATAAGTTACGCCGTTCTGGCAAAGAAAATTAGCCAGACCAAGAATCCCAAGGCCAACCTGACGATCAGTCTCGGGGGGAAGATATTCACCGGTATCACCCACGCCAGTCTTAGCGTGGAGAGATACAAGACTACTCATCCCTTCAGTAAACGCAGGAACCAGTTCCGTAATAGAACAAGCTCCGAGATTGATATGCTGAAGAAGGCAGGTACCGCGACTAGGAAGATAGACCTCCAAACAAACGTTACCGTAGATGCGATTACCTTCAGCGTCATAACGAATCTTGTTGAGCCAGATGTCACCTTTTTTGATGCCATCAAGCGTAGCTTCAATCAGCTCGGGCGATGCATCCCTAAGAAAGTTTTGATCTACATTTAAGCAACGCTTAACCCAAGCAAGATCAGAACGGGAAGCCGTGATAAACTCAATGGCATCAGGGTGGGTATAATCAAGATGACATACCACAGCCCCATTTTTGTATACCCCGCCGCGCCTTAGGGTTTCGTTGAGGGCAGAGTAGATGCGGGCAAAGGAGACGGGACCAGACGCTGTAAGTCCTTTTCCATTTTCTGAGCCACGAGGACGGATCTTAGTAAGATGCACAGCAACACCAGCTCCATTACGCAAAGCGTGCGAAACAAAGCGCCAGGACGCCTCAATGCCTTCGGGACCCTCCATGCTGTCTTCAACAACAAAGACCGTACAGCTGACGGGAAGGCGCGATTCAGGGTTGTCAATCCAGTTCTGGACACGTCCGGTGCGGGCAATGGTATTTGGGGTGTCGCCAAGATCAGTGTAAGCGGACATTGTTATTAAAGTAAATCTTCGAGAATAGGAGGTTGGTAGTTTGGCCCCTTAAGAACTTTACCATCTTCGCGGCGGAGGGGTTTGCCGTCCACGAGTTTACTCATGTTGGATTCAAAGACACGGCGCATGGCCACATCTAAATTCCATCCGCGAGCAGCAGCATACTGGTAGCAAACAAACACAAGGTCAGCCAGCTCCTTGAGTTGGTTTTCTTTAATGCCACCATCATGTTCAATAAAGTACTCTTCACGTAGTTCCTGAAACTCCTCCTCAATTAAACCGAATTGAAGTTCGTGAACGTTTTCATCTGGTGTGTTAATCTGTTGATCCATCGCCTCTCGAAAGGTGATGGCTTGTTGGAGCAGCGATGCGTTGTGCATGGTTAGCGGTTACGCGATTCAGAAATGGCTTTAATCTTTCGTTCAACGTAGGCCTTTACCTTAAGCCAGTCATCCAGTTCGGATTCATAGTTTTTGTGGCCTGCTCGGCAAACATACTTGATCACATTGCCAGCGAGGTAATCTAGGCCTTGGTCAACAATGAAGTCCCAGACCTCAATCGTTCCCCTCTTGTAGTGGGTCGGACTGTACTTGCTCACGGAAGAACTCTTGGTAGGCAGGGTTGTCGATGATGCTTTGGAGTCTACGCTTTGCCAGAAGTCTTCCCAGTCGGTCATTCCGCAGGGAACGTCGGTCAAGCCAGAGTTGGAATCCAAGAACGATTTGACCTCTTCGTAGTTCAAGCCAGGTTGGGATGGCCCGGAGGATAAGGTCGACTGCGTGGAAGACATTGCGGTCTAAAACATAAACGATAGCAAGGACTAGGCCAATGTCAAGCCCAATCAGGATGGAGGCGGGTTCCATAGGATCGGTTCCTTTGTGGTGGAGTTGTACTCACCAGGCCGGAGGATCCGTGCAAGACGAGCATTAAGGATGGCGTCGTCGATCGTGAGCTGTGCCTTGTCGTAGGCCGCTACGATCGCCTGCCAGGGGTCTTCAGCTTGGGAAAGGATCTTGTCAGCACCCTTTGCTCCAATGCCAGGTACGCCCTTGTAGCCATCTACTGGATCACCCGTAAGACATTGAGTCCAGAACCAGCGGTCGGCTTCTTCAAGAGATACGTTGATCAACTCTTCCCCATTAAATAGGTTACAGCTGATCTGTTTCATGTCCTTGTCAGGAGAAACAAGAATAAAATCGCTAGGATCGAGATGACATTCCAAACCCAGTGCGTCGTCTGCTTCGAGGTTGGCATAACGAATTGTTTTGTAGTGTTTGTTGCACCACTTCAAAAGTCGTTTGTACCCCACAGGCTTGCGTTTAGTGCGTTTTCCCTTGTAGTCGGGAGATAAAGCCTTACGGAAGTTTTGACTGTCCGAGAAGTAGAGCGTGACGTGATTCGTGTCGAACCGTTTCCTAAGCTTATCAATCTCACCTTCAAAGATTTCAAGAACTTGTTTAAAGTTACTAGCAATCGTGATGAGATCATCCCCCCAATCAAGTTCGGTTTCCGCAGATTGGCAGGCTCGGTAAGCATAGAAGTCGGCATCAATACGAAGGTGTGTTTCAATGGCAGTCGGCCCAGCTGGAACCCTCTTTCGCTTCTGACGCGAGGGGGACCCGGAGTTTGTAGTACTCACCGGCTTGGACGATTGCCCATTCGAGTTGGAATTTGGCGTCATTAACTAGGTGCGGTTGAACAGCAAGCTGTATTTCATCGTGGATCCAGCCGAGCCATTGGAAATCAAT